GTGAGCAAACCTAATGAATTATATCACCGCCGTAAACTTGCTTGATCACTTAGGTAAAAGTGAATTACGCATGACCATTATTGGCAAGTTAGATGCTGATATTGATGCAGATTTACTTGCCCTAGTTGTTACAAGTGATGATACCACTGCATTTCAGGCTGAGCCTGTTGGTGATGCTAACCGCGCTTTAAGTTTAATTAACAATGCAATTTTAGCCAGCACAAATTTGATGAATGGGTACATCCCCAAACGTCATAGTTTGCCACTTGCTAGCGATGTAGTTGCCAGCTCTCCATTGCCGGGTATATGCATAAAGTTAGTGCGCTATGAATTGGCCCTAACCGCCAATGAGCAAGTAAGCAATGACAAAAAAGATGCACTGCAGCAACTAAGAGACATTTCAAAAGGCTTAATTGTTTTAGGTGGTGAAGACCCTCAAAACACCGCTAAAAGTGGCGCTGTGCGCGTAAGCCAAAGCAACCCTAGTAGTTTAACTAACGGGTTTGGGCGCTAGTTATGGCTGGTGTGCATATGCAATTCAATATTAGTGATACGGGTGTTAAGCAATTGTTTACCCGTATGAGTAATGCTGATTTCACCTTGATGAATTTAGAAATGGGCGAAGCTCTGGTTGCAGAGGTGCAAGAGCGCTTTGATAAAAGCCAAGCGCCTGATGGCTCTACATGGGAAGTATCTGCCCGAGCATGGGAGCAAGGCGGTAAAACGGGTATAGACACTAGTATTTTGCTTTCGGGCATTCATAGCCAAGCAACTGCAGATGGCTTTGTTATTGGTAGCCCAGAAGTATATGCCGCAGCGTTTCATTACGGTATGGATGAAACCAAAACAGTGTCCGTAGATGCTCATACAAGGTTAATAAACAGTGCTTTTGGTAAACCCTTGCCTTTTGGTGTTTATCAAAATGTAGGATCCCATAGCCGTGAACAATATATGCATAGCCCAGCACGTAACATTTTTGGCTTAGAGGCTATGCAACAAGAGCGCTTAGAAGAGGTTTGGCTAGGCTGGTTAGATGAAGAGGCACTGCAATGATTGATTTAACTGTTATTGAAACGCTTATCACTAACGCCAAGGTGGCGATACTGGTTGAGGGCGTTACCAGTGTTAAGCCAGCCATTGAAAAGGGCATAAACGCCCAAACGGCGGCGTTTGTTTTGCCACTACTAACCCCTTCAAAGAAAATAGCAGGAGGGTCACTAATTGAATATGAACGCCCCGAAAAATTTGCAGTGGTTGTCGCATTAAGAACAGGCGGTAACGGCAGTAGTAATAAAGTATTTAGTGATTTGGTTAATGGCGTTGAAGATGCGTTAACAGGTGTGTTTTTGCCTGGTATGGAATACGCAATTGAATTAGGGAATGGTGGCTTGATACCCACTAAATTAACGGATCAGGTTTTTTGGCAAATAGAATTTTCACTTAAAACATTCAAAAGGGTTAGCTAATGGCACGCTTTGTAAACAAAGGCACAGATGAAAAGCCTAAATATGAAATTGACACTGAGGCTTCAACCTCTTTAAACCCGCATGGTACGGCTAAAAAAGCGATTGCTGCTAAAAAAGCTGAAGCACAAAAAACAAAAAACAGCAAAGCTGAAGGAGCAAAATAATGCCGTTTATTAATGACCAAATAATCAGCGCAGATTTAGTCGCAGTAAAAGCAAAACTTGAAGCAACCTATGGTATTCCTGAAACCTTACTTACTGCCGATGGCGTAATGTTAAGTAACTTCAAGCTTAACCACATTAATGCCACCCATGAAGACAGTAACGTTGTTACTGGCACCGGTGGTAACAGTAAAAAGTATTTAAACTATGTAATGGCTGAAGCTACCTTTGATATTGAACTAGGTCGAGCTACTGGCTCTGCAACCGCTATACCAGCCGTCGGCTCGTTCTTACGTGTGGCAGGCTGGGATGAATTTATTGAATCTGATCACATACGTTATCAAATGGCTGCTGATGTTGCTCTGCAAGACTCACTCACCTTTGAAACACAAATTGATGATCGAAATATTTTACTTAAGGGCGTTAAAGGCTCTTCATCAGTTAAATACTTTGAAGACAAGCGGATTATCGTTAGCTTTAAGGTGGTTTGTAACTATAGCGAGCCTACAGTAGGTGTGTTTACCCGTGTTGATTACTCAAAATTTGCTCGCAGCTTACTGGTTAACCCTGACAACGTAACCTTGTGCACACAAAAAGGTAGTGACGTAGTCACTCATTCAATTGAATTTGACGTGGGTGCAAAAGTTGAGCGTATTCCGTCAGTTAATCAAGAATTAGTTGCTCACCTTGAGCTATCACCAACCCTTAAAAGTTCTATTCGTATGCCTAAATTAGCGCAATGGAATATTGAGCAAGACATTACCAATGAAGTTGAAGGTTGGGTTAAATGGTCGGTTGGTGGCGCTGCTGGGTCAATAGTAGAAATGGATGTTTACGCGCAGTATTTAGGATTAGAACTAACCGATGACACCCCGCGTAAAGCCAACATTACCCATCACCCTATTCCAGACGCTGCAACCACAGGCGCTGTTATTCGGTTTAAGTAATTAACACGGGCTTTAAAATCCTTTTTATCCTGGTGTTAATTGTTGAGCGCCTTAAAGCAGCCTTTAACACCCTTTTAAGTAACGTTAAACAAGTAATAAGTGAGAAAACGATGAGTGACAAATTAAGCGGATTTACCTTTGATGAAAACGAAAAAACCACATACGAGTGGCCTGTACGTATTGTTAAGCCAGGAGAAGTCGATTCACATTTGGTTAGATTTACTTTTGAATCAGTATCTTTTGACGATTTAAAAGCGCTAGAAGAACAGGCTGCCGATGACGGTGAGGCTACTGATATTGTTAAGCGCATCGTTAAAGATTGGACGGTAAGCGACAAAGCAACTTTCCGCTACCCTGCAACTAAAGAGAACAAGCAAGGCGAAGTTATTCCGTGTAACAACGAAACCAAACATATGGTCTTTAACCGAATTTACATCACACGCCAAGTACTAAAGGCATTTTTTGAAAGCCAAGGGGGAAAAAAGGCCGCAAGAAAAAACTAGCGGACATTGCTCACCGCTTGGTTGGTGGTGAGCAGTCCACTCAATTAACCGATAAAACCAAAGAGCATTTAACGCAAAATAATGTACCCCCCCACGTTATTGCAATGTATGAAAGTACAGAGAATGAAAATGATACCAGTATCAAAAATATTGCAGTTTGGTTAGAGAATAAAGCCGCTTTTTTTGTATTTTGTAGAAATTTAAGCCGCTGGCAATACGTTAATAAGCCTGTTGGCATGGGTACTATGTCAGTGCCTTGCCAATGGGATTGGCAACACGCAGAGCGATGCATGAATCGCATGCCAGAAATAAGGGCCATGACAGCGCTGCAGCTTGATGAATTATACCTGCAGTTAGAAGTTATGGAGCGCTCAGCTTTAAATGAATTTAATCAACAGTTTAAGAAGTTAAAAACTTAATGAGCAAAAACATTAAATGGGGTATGGAAATATCCCTTAGCGGTGACGATAAAGTTCAGGGGCAATTTAAGCAGCTGGACAAAACTATTGATGATACTGAAAAATCATTTAATGGCACGTCGTCATCTGCTAAAAAAGCTGGTGGTGAGTTTGAGCAGGCTGGTAAAGATGCCAAGGCTGCTGGAGAAGACGCTAAAAAAGGTGCTGACGGTTTTAAAACTGCGGGTAACGAGACTAAAGGGTCAGGCAAGAAAGCTAAAAAAGCTGGTGATGAATTTGAGCAGGCAGGTAAGGACACCGAAGCCGCGGGTAAAGGTGCAAAAAAAGGTGCTAACGGGTTTAATAAAGTTGGCGTTGAAACAGAAAAGGCAGGCAAAAAAGCTAAAGAATCTAAATCATTTTGGAAATCACTCAAGGATGAGTTCTTTAGTTTAAAGGGTATGATGGTGAGTTTAGGTTTTGGTGTAGTGGCGAGAGAAATGTATCAAGGCATTGATTCCATGCAAGGTTATCGGGCTCAAATCAAAACAATTACTGGCGATCTTGATTCAGCCAACACAGAATTAGATAGATTAATAAAGTTTTCAAGAATTACTCCTTATAGCCTTGACCAGTCTGTGGATGCCTTTACCAAGCTTACTCATTTAGGGTTAAACCCTTCAGAAGAAGCGATGCGATCTTATGGTAATACAGCATCAGCGATGAATAAAGACTTAATGCAGATGATTGAAGCTGTGGCGGATGCTGCAGTTGGTGAGTTTGAGCGGTTAAAAGAGTTTGGTATCAAAGCAAGTTCTGAAGGCGATAAAGTTCGGTTTACATTCCAAAATACGACTACTGAAATTACAAAAGATGCTGAAAGTATTCAGCAATATTTGCTTGATATCGGTAACAATAAATTTTCTACCGCTATGGAAGAGCAAATGACTCGTTTGTCTGCTAAATCTAGCAACCTAAGCACAGATATTGTGTTGTTGTGGAGTAAGTTTAATGAGTTAGGTGCAGGCTCTGCCATAGGTGATGTAATCAACTTGTTATCAATAAGTGTAGTGTCACTAACGGATAACTTACCTGCCATTATTAGTGGCTTAGGTTCTTTAGCTAAAATAATCGGTGTGAGTGGTGTTTTATATCTTGGGTATTTAGGACTTTCCGCAGCTATTGCCGCTGTAAACGCAGGAACAATTGGCCTTACCCTTGCCTCATTACGGTTACGGGTGTCCCTCCTTTTAGTCAGCTCAGGGTTATTTACCGCAGTTACTGCCGCAAATGCATTAAAGGCATCATTTTTTGCTCTGGCTGCTTTATATGCAGGTTGGGAATTAGGTAGCTGGTTAAGTGAAAATTTTCTTGAAGCTCGCTTGGCTGGTTTAGCGTTTGTACGCGCTATGGAAATTGGCTTTACCTATTTAAGTTTTGCCTTTGACGCATCAATGGAATCAATTAAATTTGGCTGGGAGTCATCACTAAACGGCATGCGTGAAATGGCAGGTAGTTTTTATAGCGCTATTGCTAGTGGGTTAAGTGCTGTTGGTGCCGATGAAACGGCAGCTATATACACCAGAGCAGCCGCTAGCTATACCGCTAACATAACCAAAGTTGAAGACCTAACAGGAAAATTAACAGACTTAAATAAACAACGTGATGCGGATATAGCAAAAATAGATGAAACCATTAACTGGTTAGTAAATCATGAAATAGCGGTAGCTAACGGCACTAAAACCCTTAAGGCTAATACTGATGCAGTAAAAGATAACCTTAATGGTGTAGCGAAAGAATTAACCGCTAACCAAAAGCTTGTTGTTTCAATTCAAAAAGAAATAGCAGCGTTATCTTTATCTTCAAAGGAAAAGTTAGTTCAAACCAATTTAAGTAAACTGTCAGCCAAAGCAACACAAACTCAAAAAGATGAAATAAGAGAGCTAACCGAAGCCTTATTCGACCAAACAGAAGCTTACAAATCATTAGATTTATCTGATTTAACCAGTCAAACCAATGACTATGGCGAAGCCTGGACAAATGTGGGTAATGTGATCATAGATACCTTCGGCTCTATGGCTGACAAGCTGACTAATTTAGGTGAAATTCAAGACGGTTACATTAAGCAAATGGATGATATTGCTACACGTCGAGAAACAATTAGCAGCATTCCTGATCTTGAAAAACGCGCCCAAGGCTTAAAAGAACTTAAAGCCTTAAAAAACAACGTAATTAAAGAAAACACGCAAGCTCAGCTAAGTGCGTATGGCTCTATAGCAGGCGCTGCTGCGTCGATGTTTCATAAAAAAACTACTGCTGCTAAAGCCTTAGCAGCAGTAGAAAAAGGCATAGCGGTTACACAAATAGCGTTAACTATAAAAAAGATGTATGCCGATGATATATCAACAGTAAAAGAAGTTACAAACAGCGGCATTCGTGCCACAGCGAAAGGTACAGAGGCGGTAGCAACAGCGGCAACAGCACCTTGGCCTATTGGCCTTGGTTTAGCTGTAGCTATGTTAGCGTTCTTAGGTAGTGTGGGGCTCTCTTTAGGTGGGGGCAGCGGTGGAGGTGGTAATGGAACAGGTGCAGCCAGCACGGTTAAAGGAGGTGGGTTATCTGAGTCTTTGTCAAAAGCCAATGAAGGCCTAGAAGGCATCATGATTGACCAATTGGCGGAACTTAGAGGGCTTCGAGGCGATATCACTAATGTTCAAAACCTCTCATATGGGCTTCTTAGTAGTTTATTAAATGTTGATGTTGGACACCATGAGATAAAGAACGCTACTGAAAGAGATTTAGAGAGGAGTATCAGAGGGTTAAATGCTGGTGTTGCTGGTGGTACTTTTACCAATGAGCTGAAGGGTATTTTTGAAGGTATTGATGAAGCGATAGGTGAGTCGATTGATATCTTAGGGGTAGAGACCACTAAATCATTATCGGATTTTGTTTATAAAGTCGGAACAATTAGTTTTGATGGGTTGGACGGTGAAGAAGCAGGTAAACGGTTGGATAGTATACTTTCGGCTCAATCTGATTTAAGAGTTGAATCTATAGCGCCTTTTACAGCTAAATACCAACAACTAGGCGAAGGCGCTTTACAGACCCTTGTAAGGCTAGCAAAAGAGCAAACAGTATTTAATGACACGCTTGATAGGTTTGGTATGTCAATCTCCAACCTTAGCGAAATAATGCAAATAGATGTTGCTCAATCGTTAATTGAATTAACAGGTGGTTTTGACAAGTTTTCAGAGTTATCAGATTCGTTTTTTGAAAACTTCTTCACTGATGCTGAGCGCTTTGACTTTTTAGAGAAATCACTAACGGAAACCTTTGATTCACTTGGTTTGTCAATAGTGAGTAGTAAAGAGGAATTTAGGACGCTAATAGAAGGGTTAGATTTAACAACAGATGCAGGACAAGAGTTATTTGCAGCGCTATTAGAAATCAACCCTGCAATGGCTGAATATACTGACGAGTTAGAAAAAACCATTGAAAAAGAGAAAGAACTAAGCGTTGCCAGACAGGCTTTTACTGATGATCTTCAAAGCCAACTAGAACGACTTGATATGTCGCCATTAGAGCTTGCTTTAGACAGCCTTAATCAGCGCTATATTGATGATTTAGCCAAAGCTGAAGAACTTAATGTCGACATCTCATTATTAGAGACCTTTTACGGTAAGCAACGTGTAGCAGTTATTGACAAGCATTTAGCGGATGGTGAAAAAGCCTTTGAAACATCTATTAAGAAAATAACCAGTGAATTAACTAAATTACTGGATGCTATTGGCGATACTAAAAACGGTATTGCTGCCAATATCCGTAATATACAAAGGGCTATGGGCGGTTTCGATGAGATTGATTTTGCTAATGGCAATGTTAATAGCCTAACGAATCAATTAGGGCAAGGCTCACTTGCAGAGCAAGTTAACACCATAGAACAGTTAAATGATGCCATCAATGAACGTTATCAGCTTGAGCTTGACAATATACAAGGCCTAGCTGATGCCGCTCAAAATCGTTATGACAGTGAATTAGATTATTATCAAAACATTAAAGGTGCCTTAAAAGACGTTGCCAGTTTTACCAAAACGTTTGCTTTATCAGGGGCCTCGCCGTTAAGTGCTGGTCAACGTTTGGGTAAAGCGTCAAATAACTTTTACCAAGATTTCAGCAAAGCAATTAATGATAAAGACTTAGATGCTATTAGTAATATTACCAATAGTGCCAGCGCTTACCGCGACGAAGCACGTAGCTACTGGGGAAGTAGTAGCCAGTTTGCTTTAATATTTAATTCCATTGAAAGCGGACTTAATCAAGTCGCGAATTTAGGTATTAAAGCGCCTGAAATCCCCAATGTAGTAAACGAATATCAAACCGATGCTATTGCGTTACAAACTAGCACTATAGCTGAATTGCAAGGGCTTCAAGGTATGCTTGATACCTTAGCTGTTGATGCGCAAGTTCAAGCTGGTGAAGCCACAGAAGCATTAACAGAGCAGTGGCATGAACAACAAGCGTTAATGTTAGAAGCCAATGAGCTGCAAAAAAGCGCATTGGCAGAGCAACAAAAAACCAATCAAAAATTAGATCAGGCTAACCAACAATCAGGGCAAGTAATTGACTTATTGCAAAAGATTAACAGTCAAAATAAAAAGAATGTTAAAGCAGTTGAAGAGCTAAATAATCAATTAATGGCGAGGAGTGGTACCAATAATGCCTGAAGTACTCTTTAACCAAGGTGACTTTGACCAATGGATAAGCCAGCAAGGCTTGTTCCGTTGTTTTCTTGTTGAATGTGATTACCTAGATAATGGCGAAATTAATACCTTGTATTTAGCTAATGCGCCCTTTCAAAGTAAAGGCAGTGACAGCCCAGCGCATGAGCCTTATGATGATGTGCTGTACAGCGATTTGCAAATTAATGAAAGCATGGATGAGTTCTTTTTTGGTCGCACCATAACTCGCCGCAGCTCAATAAAGTTCTTATCCACATTTTTTGTCGATAACTTAATTGATAAGCTGTTCACGGGGCAGCAAGTACGTATTTATTTGGGTGATAAATCATGGCCTAAAGTTAGTTTTAAAAAAATCGCCAGTTGGATAGCCGGAAGCCTTGAGCCAGACAGTCAAGACTTTGAATTGCCCATACGTGATGCCAGCGCTCCGCTAGATGTAGCTGTGTGTAGTAAATACACCACAGGTATTGCAAAAGGTGAAGTTATTCCCCGCTGTTTTGGTGAAGTATTTAATGCTGAGCCTGTATTAATTAGTGACTTTGCTAATGGCGTTTATCAAGCCAACGATGGCGCATTAACTTCGTTAACCGTAAAAGACAGTGGTTTAGCTATTGCGGCAACTATTGATTTAGCACTAGGTACATTTGCCTTAAATAGCGCCCCACAAGGGCGTATTACTTTTGATGCCGTAGCAAACCTAAATACTTGCCAGGACATTACTAGTGATATGTTAGCAGCCAGTAACTTAACTGCAGTAGCTGATACCTTTGGTATTTTGCCAAATTACAGTTTGGGGGGGTATATTAATGATGCCCGGACACGTCGAGACGTGATTGATATTTGTTTTATTAGCTGTGGTGCTGCATGGAAAATCAACAACGACAACCAGCTTGAAAGCATCTTATTTAATGGTTTGTCTAATTATGGCGAAAAGCTATTAACCGTAGACGATATAGAAGACTTACGTGTTAAACGCCGCATATTACCAGCCCCTTTAGTTACCGTAAATTACGCTAAAAACAATACCGTGCAAAAAGATGGCTTAGTGGGTGCTGCTTATTCAAACGTAGCCCTAAGAACGGTCTTAAGTAAGGAGTGGGTGCCTGCATTAGCCCAAAATAGCCAAGTAGCGTTAGACTTTCCTGAAAACCC